CTCCTGTTGTTACTGATTGTACATTCTGTTTTAGAGAATTAAAAAATTCATCAAATTTAACCCTGTCAAAACCGTATGAATCAGCGTCTCTTTTTTTATTTTTTTCTAATTCTTCTTCAAAATATTTTTGGAAGTTCTCCATATTCAAAAGATTACTCTGTTGAAATTGAGTACTTATAGGTTTGAAATCGACATTCTTTCCACTTAGAAAGTCTGAAAGCATAACACCTATTTGTTTAGACAGTCCCCTAAGTTCTTTTGTAGTCCTATCGATGTTCAAATCACCTTTTTTTCCTCTTTCTACACCGAATAACGTTTTTGCACCCGCTTCCAAACCTGCTCTAGTAAAGTCCGCCGTTCTTGATACAGTTTTATTTAATTCCACATTTGCCGCCATTTGAGCAGGAATAATCCCTTGGAATGCCTTTGTATAGTTTTCAATATTTCTCAATGAACCATTTGCTTCCTTTTGTAAATCGATTGCGGTTTTTGCAGGGTCTCTTTCGGACATTTTTTCCATTCTTTCATAATCATTCTTATCTAAATCTTCGATAGCCTTTGTTATTGTTTGACCATCTTTGTCCTCGAAAGTAACCTGATATCTACCATCTTTAAGTTGAGCCATATTAGCAATCAACTTTCTACTTTTTTCATCCGCGAATTCTGCTGGGAACTTGATTTCTTTCATCTTTCTATCTAAATCACCAGCATTAATAGCCATGTTTGCCAATTCTTCTGTAGATTTACCCATTAATGCAGCTAATTCCCTTAATTGACCCTGAGCCCCTGGAAGTATAGCCATTCTTTGATTCTTTTCGTCGAAATAAACCAAAGACTTGGTTGCTTCTATTATCGATTCTTGTAATTTCGCAGGGTCATTCCTTGCCATGTCCATCAACTTGTATGGGTCGAGTAACGAAGTAACTTGGACACCCAACCTTTGGAAACTAGCCGCCATTTCAAAAGCTTTGTCGGGTTCGAAAAGTGCGTCCGCAAGTTTCAAGGTACTTCCCATATCTATTCTAAGTGACGCTGCTTGTGCCGCCATATCTGCCATACCCTGAACACCATTAGCAAAATTATAAAGGTTTAACTTAGCTAATCCTTTGTCTAATTCTGCAACCACTGCAGTAGTAGTAACACCGATTTCTCTTGCTTTCTTGACAACTTCTGTCATTTCCTTTCCCACATTATAAATTCCATATCCGGCATCGGTGAATTTTTTAATCATATCACCTGTTACCTGTCCTACATCTTTAGTTCCATCTGTAGTAAGTTTTGCAACCGCAAAAAGTTCAGCATATGCATCCTTGTTTAGTATAGTTTGTGTTTGTAGACTTTTAACTGCCGCAGTTTGTATTTTAACAACATCATCTATACCACCCCCTAATTCAGTAACAGATGGTATAGCATCTACAATAGATTGTCTAATTGCATTTACCAAATCTCTACTACCACCAAATGATAGTGCTAACTTTCCAGTCTGTGTTTCAAGTTGATTGAAGGTATCTAACAAGACTCTTAATGCCCCATCTGTCTTATTGAGAAAATTCAAATTGGTACTTAGTAAAGAACCGAATGAACCAACTATGTTTGAAAAAGATTGTTCGACGTTATATAACGATTCTGCGGTTTTTCCTGCAAGGCCCGCATTTGTACTTTGATTTTTTCCGTTTTCTAACATTAATTATTTTATTAAAATAAATAGTCCCAAATTAATTTTTGGGACTGTTATCTTTAACTAGTTGGTCTATGATATATCTTCTTAGATAGACGGGCATTACCATGAAATCGGAAAAGGAAACATTCAAGTGTTTAGTACAAATATAATATTCCCACGACTGTGTTTCCCTATAATTAGAAGAAAGGCCGAAAAAATTCGACCCCGAAGAGCACGTTAACTAGTGTCTCTTTTCCTGATGGGGCTATTACTTTCTTAACTAAATCCAAACTTGGTTCATTTTCTTCTATAAATTTTCTTATATATTTAGCATCTGCTATAGGTAACTGTTCAACATTTTGAGATATGACACCTCTATCGGAACTTCCATTTATTTCCACAATCATTTTATTTAACTTCCATGTTTGTTTTGGAGCAACTCTACCAGTTGGGTATCCTTCAGCCATCTTGTCTAGTTCATTCAATTCACCAAATGATAACGGTTTTATTTTTACTGACATACCTGACTTAGGTAATATAGTTTGAAAAGTCCCTTCTTCTGACGGTTGATTTTCTGTTTTTTTAATGAAAAGTTCTTCCAAGGATATTGTTGTATCAAATTCCTTCCCTGTCATAGGGTCCGTAACTCTAACATTATATTCCGGACCGAATGCGGTATTTCTCAAAAATATAAGAACCGCCTGAATATCTCCTTGTAATAAATCTTCAGGTTTTATATCTGTTTCGTAAATTTTACTTCTTAATAATGTCATAATCAACCCTTCTCTGTTAGTTTCTGACATTAGTAAATTTTCGTCCGCCGCTGTCAAATAACCAACTTTAAGTGATTTCTTTTTTGACTTATAAAATACCCCACCTGATGGTAGTTTAACTACATCATGTGGTAAATTAAATCCTTGTTGACCGTATTGTTTTTCTGTATCCATATAAAAAAATTAACCGTAGAGTTTATAAATTGTCTCTACGGTTAAATATATTATCTTAAATTTTTTAATCAATAGATTGTTAAAAAATCAATAAACTAAAATACAACGGTCCATACGAAGTGAAGCAGTTATACCTACTAAACCATCTTGTCCATAGTTAAGTTCACCAAAACTTACGTCAGTCAAAAATGTACTTTCTAATATCCATTTTTCAACAACAACACCTGTTGGGTCCAATAGTTCAAGGTCTACATTTTTTTTGTAACCCGCTGCATAACCCATACGACCTGTAACTGATTCAGCATGTAAACGAACCCATTCCATAAGAGCCTGAGCGGCAGATGGTCCAATAGGGTCACGAAATTTAACACTAATAGGGTCCCATGTAAATCTTCCGGCAACATATGTTTCTGTATTCAAAAAAGGAATAGGAACCGAATTGATTTTTATATGTGGTCTTGCCGTTGATTCAACAAACCATTCATTGATACCCAAAGTTGATGGAAACCTTAGAATGAATCTATTCATCCTTTTGGGTTCGTACGGTATCGGCATTTTCATGAGTAAATCAGCCATAGTATAAAATTTAATTTTTTCTTTTTTTTATTTTATAAATATAAATAGTACTTAAGTCAGTTTTTTTTCTATTTACTTTATTTTTTCCTAGATTAATATCTTTATATTAAATATCACTAGTATTCCTTTTTATCCCCTCCAAATGTAGAAAATGTCTTAACTATTTTATCTGGTTTATTTTCAAAATGTTTTTTAATCGCTTCCACATTTCTTGGGTCATCATCCGAAAAACCTATTGTTGGTAAAAAAAAGTTTCTGACATCATTTTTTAGGAAAGCTCTTTTATTTAAATTATGAGATAGTTCCTTTATATAAGAAACAAATTCTTCTAACGCTTTAATTTTTTTTTCTTCGGGGTTTGCTTCAGAACCTTTCCCAAACGAAACGGGGTAAAATCTACACAAATCCAAATACGTTTTAATTAATTCCACATCAGATAAGGAATCTTCATTAGTAAAACTTCTATATTTTTTCAGATTTTTTACTAATTCTTTTTTATCAATACCATTTGTGTCGGACACAATGTAGTTATACACCGCTTCTTTTATTGTCTTAGGATTGTGTCCTCTTGCAGTTATTATTGAAAATATTGAACCATTATTTATTGCTTCTACAAAATCGTTCCATGATGGTCCTGGTTTAGCTAACATAGCATCTACAACGAATGATTTATCCCCTTCGGTCCTAAAGAAACGAAATGGGTCTTCGTCATACCCAACAATTTTTTTTCCTTTGTATTCAAAATCTTCTTTCCCAATTTTACTTCTGAATGTTGCAAAGTCTTCAGTTGTCATACCTACAGGAGCTCCATTTTCATCTTTTACCATTATTCTTGTCGGCATCGTAACAATATTGTCATCCCAATCAAATGCATAGTATTTTAAATCAGGTGTACCTTCTTCTGTAAATCCTTCTTTTAACTTATATTTAATCATAAAAATTAAACTATTAATAAAAGGGGATACAATTGTACCCCCTTTTTTTTGAAAATTCAATATTAGATATTCTCGAAAGAAGCACCTGTTGGTGTAATCAAGAACTCGATATCTATGAATTCTAATGCTTTGGTAGGTTTGATATAAATCTTACCAACCAATTGATTTTTATCCAAATCTTCTGCTGAAGAAGATACAGTAACTCGGAAATCATAAAGACCTCTGTCTCTTCTGATTGCGTCTAGTATTGGATTCACAGCGTTTAGGAAATCCTGTCTAACTTTATCGTCATTTTGTTCAAACAACAATCTTACAGAAACTGCCGATATCAACTTACGAGCTTGTAACAACAATCTTCTTACATTTATTCTATCGAGAGCACTTTCTCTAACTTGAAGTGTTTTATTACCCCAAATCACGGTACCAACATCTGAGAAAGTTGCTATAGGGTTAATTCTACCACCATATAGTGTATCTCTATCTTCTTGTGTGAGTTTACGTCTTGCTTTGATAGCACTTACAAGACCTCTTGTGTAACCCGCGGAAGCGAACCAAGGGAATGCAATATTGTCGGTAAGAGCTAAGTTTCTAGTAACTTCAGCAGTTGGTGGAATGTATATTTGAGTATTATTAACAGTATCTCTTGTTAAAACCCAAGGGTAGTATGTAGCTGTGTAGTTTGAATCGATACCAGTTTCAACGAGGTTATCTACAGCTTCTTGTGGATAAATGAAATCCAACTGACTTGATGTACTTGGTACGTACATGTTAAAATCTGGTGTTGTACAAACATATAATGAGTCAGCTCTATCATATTCAACCATATCGATAGCTGCTTCAACAAGGTTACTGTGATTAACGTAATCAATACCCGGTGTTACGAAAACATTAATATTAACAGCTTCAGGATTTTGGTAAGTTCTTTGACCCAACAAATAAGCGTAATAATCTGTATTTGCCCAATCACCACTGTTATCACCTACCGTTATCGGTTTAAAGAAACCAAAACCTGTTGCGTTTGGATAACGAGGGTCACCACATTGTCCTGCTCCCGAAAGATAACCTGAACCTCCTAATTGGAATCTATCAGTTATATTTCTAGATTCACTGTAAATGTCCCACCCGTCAAAACCACCACTTACAAAAATAGTGAACTTTCTTGCGAAAATTCTGAAATAAGGGTTAGTAGAAGAATCTGGGTCATCAGTAAAACTAGCATCACCACAAGCGAAAGCAGTTTTTCCTGAAGTTGTATAAACGTCAGCTATTGTTACTGCAGTTGCTCCTGAATCCATATGGAAACCTTTAGATATGAACGGCCAATCTTGTTCAACAGGGTCACAAATTGTATTTAAATTTTGTTTACCAACATATTTGAAGTAATCAATATCGTATCCTACAGAACTTGATAAACCTAAATAAGTTCTTCTGACATTATCACCTGAAGATATTGCTGGATTGTCTGTATTATTTGAAAATCCAAATGGTGGGTTAAAGATTACTTCACCAGGGAAATCATATTTTGTTTTATATACAGGGAATGGAGTTCTTACACCATCATAGTTTCTAAATTTATAACCTTCGAAACCACAAGGAAGAGCGTCTACAGGAGCTTCTTCGTTCATTTCTACCATCACAAATTTAGAATTGAGTGCAAATTCACCGTTAGATGAACCAATTTTTTTAGCGATATAATTGTTTTCACCTGGATTCATGGAACAGTTTGTGAACTTTTCTAATACAACAGGAGCATCGTCAGAATCAAAGAAATCTCTAACAAGTACATCAAATGACTGATTTGCAAATGACATATTAGCCAATGATATCTTTATTTGAACGTTTGCTGAATTACCATCCGCGATAGAAATAAATTTGAACAATCTATAAACCAACGCACCTCTCAATTCAGAAACCAACCATGGTGTTTCAGGTGTTTGATATCTTTCTAAGTAGAAACCTATTGATGATAAGTCTTCAGTTACTGCTGCTGGAAGCTGCACAAGCTGTTGTTTCAAACCTCTAATGTAGCCTTTATTATATGACCAACGCAATAAACTTTGGAAATTTTCTTCTACGAAGATAGGTACTTCTTTACGAGGTTTTCCAAAATTGTCTAAACCAAGAACTTTGGGTAGGAAATTGGAATCAGCATTTGTCAATGATGTCTTAAAGTGGAAAACGGTACCATCGTCATTGGTTACATCAATTCCGAATTCTGCGTATGGGTTTTTAATAACCGCACTGTATGTTCCACTGAAATCTAAGGAAACATTATTCAAATCACTTACTTCATAGTCTGGACCATGTTTAGTGTTCGAATATGTTGTAAGACCTCTCGACCTTAAAGTAGCAATTACCATATTGTTATAATTGCTATAAGCAAGGCCTGTATAATAATATATTTTACCATGTATAGTTCCCGAAAAACAATCAGTAACAACTGGTGTAGATGTCACAGAAGGGACAGGAGTTGGGGTAGGTGTTGCACAAGGATTATAAGTAGGTGTAGGAGTAGGAGTTGCTGTTGTTGTTGTGGTAGTTACAGGTTTAGGTAACATAGTCATACCACTTATTACAGTCCAAAAAGAAAATC